TAAATTAGGATTACGAGAAGAACATATAATGCAACCTTATCACTATGAAGAACTAGGAAAAAAATTAGGAATTAAAGTAAACTACGTAGATAAATTTAATGAGGAAGAGACTACTTTTTTAAGCTGTAATGATCCTTATTTTCAAATGATTGGACGCGCCATGAATAGGGACATAACAATCCGAGAAGAATTTGATCGTAATGAACATGATAAAAAAGCCATAGAGTGGGGAACACTAGAACATATTTATGATAATTATTTAAAGTATAAGGAGAAAAGTAAACTTTATGATTTCAATGATATTATAACAATGGTTTCCCAGAAGGAACTCCCTAGCTTTGAAGCTATTTTTATTGACGAAGCGCAAGACTTGTCTCCACTACAATGGAAATTATTTGATGAACTTAAAAAATATACTAAGGATATGTATTTAGCTGGTGATGATGACCAGGCTATTTTTGCGTGGGCCGGCGCAGATGTAAATAGATTTATTAAGGAAGCAGCGGACGTAGAAAAAGTTTTAAAGTATTCCAAAAGAATATCTAAAGCTGTGCAGGAACGATCTGAAATCCCCTTGAGTCGTATATCAGGCATCAGGAAACAAAAAACTTATCTTCCCAGAAATGTGGAGGGATCCACTCAATATATTACTGACCTCAGTCAGGTAGATTTGACTCAAAATAAATGGTTAATTTTAACAAGGAGAAAAGATACTCTTTTAAATTTAATGAAAGAGTTAGTAAAAAGAAATTTATATTTCGAAACTAAAAAAGGAAAAAGTTTTAAGGTGAGACTTTATAAAGCAGCTGTGAACTATACTCGATGGACGATGGGGGAACATCTAGAGACTCATGAAATAAAAGATATACAAGATTTTATAGAAAAAGAAAAATGGAATGTTAAACAACAATGGTATGAAGCTTTTACCAAAGCAGCTGATCCAGAAGTAACCTACATTCGAAACATGTTGGAGAACAATGAAAAGCTGACAGACAAAGCTAGAATTTTTTTGTCTACCATCCATGCAATTAAAGGAGGAGAAGAAAATAATGTTATTTTAAGTCTAGAGTTAGGAGATAAAATTATTAAAGCTATGAGAAAAAACCCGGACAAAGCTGACGAAGAACATAGAGTATGGTATGTAGGAACTACACGAGCCAGAAATAAGTTATATTTATTGAAAGCACGAATAGCTAGGAAAGGTTATCCCCTATGAGTAAACCTTATGATAAACAAATTGGTGGAACACACTATCAGAAATTTAAAATTCAGCCCAGTAAATTTGTAATTGAAAACGAGTTGCTTTATCCAGAAGGATGCGTTATAAAATATATCTTGAGACATAGATTGAAAGGAAAAAAACAAGATTTAGAAAAAGCAATTCACTTTATTGAAATGATTATAGAAAGAGATTATCCAGATAAGTTTTCTATTGATGAAGAAGGCTTAACTCAATTAAAAAATTCATGGGGAATACTTAAATGATACTACCTCCAACTGAGTGGGTTGCTCCTACCGAGTACCCGGATTTACGCTCATATGATGAAATAGCAATTGATTTAGAAACTCGAGATCCTTCTTTAAAATCAAAGGGTTCCGGCGTTTTAAGAAATGAAGGAGAAATTGTAGGAATCGCAGTAGCGGTCCCAGAAGGCTCCTGGTATTTCCCTATTGCACATGCAGAAGGACCCAATTCAAATGTCAAAAAAACATTGGAATGGTTTAAAGATATTTTAGAATGTCCCGCCGATAAGATTTTTCATAATGCCATGTATGATGTGTGCTGGATAAAAAAATTAGGTTTTAAAATTAATGGTCTCATTTTAGATACGATGATTGCTTCATCATTGATTGATGAAAATAGATTTTCATATACTCTTAATACTTTATCGTGGCATCATTTAAATAAGGGAAAGAATGAAGCTTTATTAATTAAAGCAGCTAAGGAACGAGGACTAGATCCTAAAAAAGATATGTGGAAACTTCCGGCTATGGAAGTTGGGGGCTACGCTGAAAAAGATGCAGAATTAACTCTAGAACTTTGGCAAAAATTAAAAAAAATAATCGTTGAAGAAGATCTTCAAGATATATTTAATTTGGAAACCGATCTTTTTCCCTGTCTGGTTGACATGAGATTTCTCGGAGTGAGAGTGGACGTGAGTAAAGCTCATGAATTAAAGCGACAATTAACACTAGAAGAAGAAATGCTACTCCACAAAATAAAAAAAGACACAGGCCAAGAAATTCAAATATGGGCAGCAGCATCGATTGCCAAAGTTTTTGAAAAATTAAACCTACCTTTTGACCGTACTGAAAAGACAAACTCTCCTTCATTTACTAAAAATTTCCTTTCTACTCATGAACATCCTACAGTTAAGATGATAGCAGAAGCAAGAAAAGTAAACAAGGTTAATACTACTTTTATAGACACCATTTTAGACCATGAATATTGTGGAAGGATTCATTCAGATATTAATCAAATAAGATCGGACGAAGGGGGAACGGTAACCGGAAGATTTAGTTACTCTCATCCTAACCTACAACAGATCCCTGCACGCGATCCCGATTTAGGACCTAAAATTAGATCATTATTTTTACCAGAAGAAAAACATACTTGGGGGTGTTTTGATTATTCACAACAGGAACCAAGACTTGTAACACATTATGCCTTAAAGTTTAAATTAGCTTCTGTTAATCCCATTGCCGACTCTTATGATAATGATCCCGACACAGACTTCCATCAAATGGTTGCAGATCTAGCTAAAATCCCCAGACACCAGGCTAAAACTATTAACTTAGGATTGTTCTATGGAATGGGGAAAGCAAAACTTCAAGCAGAACTGGGAGTATCAAAAGAAAAAGCTACAGAATTATTTGACAAGTATCACCGTAAAGTTCCTTTTGTAAAACAATTAACAAATCAAGTTATGAATGCTTCCCAAGATAAGGGAAAAATAAAAACCTTATTAAAAAGATATTGTCGATTTCCTAAATACGAACCCATTCTTCAAGGACGTGATTGGGGAAAATATATAAGAGCTGAGGACAAAGAAAGAATGTTGGAACTGCAGGAGATGGGCGAATTTTTAAAAGACGATGACGGAAAAATTTTAAAATCATCTGAAGGAAAACCGCTAAAAAATTATTGGCATAAAAATACTTTCCGAAGAGCCTTTACTTACAAAGCATTAAATAAACTTATTCAAGGATCCGCTGCAGATATGACGAAGAAAGCAATGTTAGACCTTTATAAAGAAGGAATTATTCCTTATATACAAGTTCATGATGAATTAGATATTGCGGTCCACAATAATTCTGACAAAATAAAAGAGATAATGGAGAATGCAGTTTCACTTGAAGTTCCCAATAAAGTAGATTATGAATCCGGACCAAATTGGGGTACAATAAAATAAAAGCATGCTCTTTAAAAAAATAAGAAAGGCTTACCAAAACAACCACTATGTAGTTATTAAAAACGCTGTTCGATTGGAATCTTTTAAATTAGATTTTAATTTTGATATGCTATTTTCCCTTTATGCAAAAAATAATACTTTAAAATTTGAATTTAAAGTAACACCTTTAGTAGGTCAGATATATACTGTAAACTCTATTCCCCTATTTAAAACCTATCTTGATTATATTGCTACTCACTTGGGAGATTTATTTAAAATTGGTAATTTAGATTTTTTTTATTCAATCAAAGGAGAAGTGGGACCAGCCCACACAGACGGAGAGCATGTAATTATACTGGGAATAAAAAATACTACTTATTATCATATAGATAATACTGATTTAAAAATAGGACCGGGCGATATATTATATGTTCCACAAGGGTATTTACACCATGCTTTTTCTCCTAGAGAGAGGATTATACTGGGTTTATCTCTATGGAAAAAATGACTTACTTAATATAAATATTAATGTACAATAGAAGCAAATAAATAGGAGAAAACTATGAACCATATAAAAAACGCAGTGACATGGGCTAAAGCTAATAAGCAAAAATCTATTGCTATAGTTATAGTCGTTATTGCATTAATCGCTTTAATAAAATAATTTATGCATGGCCTATCTC